GGCTTACAAGAAGCATTTGCCGATCGTAAAGAAAAAGGATATACTTGGAATAATTTAATGTTGAGTAAATGGGTGGATCATGACGGGAAGGAACACAGAGTAATGGAAGATTATGAAAGAAATAGACTGCTTGTGGACTTACACGCACAACCAGAAGCGATCATAGAAGAGCTGGACCAAACGATTGCACAGGCCAAAGCAGAGAACAAAAGTATTAATCAAGTTGGAATCAGATTTATGAGGTTCTGTGGCAAGTATGATTTAAATAGAATTAGTGAGCAGGCACAACTGTATGTTGAGCCTTTTAATGCGAGGCTATGTTAGACACAAAAACAGAAAGATTTCACTTATACGATATCCTAACCTTTAAAAATTTTACAGCATCTGCACAAGCGGCCTGCTATGACAAGGTGTACTTCCTTTCCTTTGAAAAGTTCACAGCGTCAGATCTGCAGGAAATAAAGGATGAAGACAAAGGACAAAAAAAGTGCGTTTTCCTTTCTTTAAACGAGCCACATTGGTATGAATCTAACCAATCTTTGAGTCGCCAGTTTGGCCTATTCAGAGATTTATTGATTGAGCATCAATTGTTCAACATTGATTTCTACATTCCTGCGTTCGGATACGCATATCATCATGACATGTATTTCCTAAATCAAAATCATTTTGGTTGGAACTTCCTGAGGTATGAAGTTAAGATACCCTTTGCTACTAGCCAGCTCTATAACATCGACAATGAGCAGATAGATGATTCTATGCATGTAGACAGTATAAAATACAAATTCCTACACATGAATTACACTCATCGTATGCACAGACAACTTTTTTCAAAATTCTTAATCAGAGAGTCTTTGATCGAGGGCAACTGTGTGGCTATAAACACGGTAACAGATTTAACATACACGAGAAAACTAGATAATAAAAACTATAAAGATGCATGTATAAAGATAAAAGCGAACGATGGATGGTTTTATAACAAGAGGTTGCTGGACCTATATAGAGACACGCCACTTACCACACACAAAAATCAGTCAATAGATGACAATGTTGGTGGCTATCATCACAATTTCATAAAAAAAAGCGGAATATACATCATAAGCGAAACAGTTTTCGATCATCCTTATCCTATCTTTTCTGAAAAAACTATAAGTGCTTTGCTGTCAAAGAGACCTTGCATAATAATTGGTCCCCCAAACAGTCTCAAAACTTTAAAGGAACAAGGGTTCAAGACATGGAACAACGTCATAGATGAATCATACGATAGTATTGTTGATCCAAATCACAGGATGGAGCAGATATTTGAATTGGTAACAATGATCAATAAAAAACCACTTGCTGAACTAGGACAAAATGTGTTACAATCTAAAGATAGGTTATTACACAATAAAAAACTTATGCTAGAAAATATAATTAGATATACAAAGGAAACATAATGATAGTAAGAGCAAAGACATTGGTCAAAGACAAGTTCTGGATAGTCGAGCAAAACGGCCAAAAACTAGGCACCTTACAGAAACAAGCGGACAACGGTTGGATCTTCCTCAGCAAACAGAAGAGCAAAGAAGTGTTCCACACACAGGAGAGCCTGTTCACAAAATTTGGATTTGGCATGTTTGATGAAGCAAACACAAAAAAAATAGAAGACGAATTACAGTCTGACAACTTTGATGTGCATGGTTATCCATGTAGCCAACATCCGTACAACCCCATGTTTGATGTAAAGAACCAATTGCCGGTGTATACAAAAACACCAAAGAGCAAGAGCCAGTTCTGTGCAGGTTACTACATAAT